TCGTAAATCATTCTAGAATCTTCATCCATCATTCCGGTATCACCACCTGTGTAATAATCTTGACCCTTCATAAATTCATCAGCACCTTTATCTCCTAATCTTAATCTTTTAGCTATTATATCTAAAGCGCCTTCATCTAAAGCATTGATAATATATTCACCATCTGCATCTTTAGTAATGTCGTAACCTTCATCAATTAAACCTTCTATAACCTTTACAGCTTTTTTAGATTTAGGTGCTATAAAAACATCTTGACCAGTTGCCTGTGCTTGATATCCATAATCAGGAACATAGACATCTTCATCACGTATTTGAACACTTATATCTGCATCATCAAATAAAGATTTAACTTTACCTACACCAGCTTTAAACATCTGACCTGCTTTTTGTAATACACCACCACCTATTCTATAACCTGGTCTTAAACTTGCTAGTCCACCATCAGCAGCGTAGAAAGAACTTCTTACAGCTGACTTAGGAGGCATAAAATATAATGCAGAGTTTGTAGGATCCATGTAATATCTTCTAGCTTGATTTCTAATATCTTCTACCATTGGCTGTACACCTGAAACAGGTACACCTGGATCCTCTTCTTCTTCATCACCACCCATAAAAAATGGCGCTGCAATTGAAGCTGCACCTAAACCTGTAAGTGCTGTTCTACCTAGACTAAACTTGCCTTTGTCATTATAAAACAGGCCACTTAATAACCCATCTTTACCGGAAACATTTGTTGCAGCAGGTCTTATTAAATTCATAAGATTACCAAAACGACCAAGACCTTGTCCTCCAGCAAATATACCTTTACCACCTAAAAACTTAGCACCACCTAGTCCATAACCAATACCACCTAATATAGCCATTTTACCTATTGGTGATTTAACTATCTTTTTAACAGCACGCTTAGCTTTTTTTACAATCTTACCTAAGAAATATCCCTGTCTTGGCTCTTCTAGTGTCATGATACCACCATCAGCTCTAAGTTGTCTCTCCATATCCATTCTTGAAATTGCCATAGTCTTACCTTTTTATCGCCTTTTTGTTCTATAATCAATCATATATATCTACAAGATCAGCTAGTCCGCCGTCCATGTAATAAACTCTACCACCATAAGCAAATGAACCCATCTCATCTGAACCACCTGGACCACTAGATCCCGGAGATCCACTTCCACCACCCATGTCTGCTCCACCACCTTTATTATTGTTACTACTGTAATTGCCACTTCCACTACTAGAACTTCCAATACTAGAACTTCCAATACTAGAATTATTGTTAGAATATGGACCGTAGTTTTTACCGCTATTATCTATGTTAGCAAAATTTCCTCCAGGATCACCCGTGTTTCCTCCAGGAGTTCCGGTATATTCTCCACTTGTTTTTTTTGCATCTAAAATTGCTTTTTGTTTTATTTTTTCTAGCTTTATTTTTTCTTTTTCCTCTTCTTCTTTTTTCTTGTCTCTAGCTTTCTTATCTTTTTTCATTTTATAAACTTGTTTTTTTTTAGTATTTATACCTTCTAGTTCATCTTCAAACTCATCAAATAAATCTAGTCTATCAATTAAAGTTTTAGCTGGTCCAGTGTAATTAGGATCTTTTCTAAGAGTATCAACTGCCGATTTAGTTAAACCATATTTATTTTCTAAAGTATTCATTACAGTATTTTTTCGATCTGTAAGAGCAGTCGAACCTTCTTTTGTTAATGCGTTAAGATTGTATCCTGCCATAATACCTCCAGCAGTATTATAATCATCGGTAACAATTCTACCTATGTCATCTGTAAATATACCTGCACCTCTTGCTTCATTTTCTGCAATGGCTCTTTCATTAATAGGTAAAATTCCTTCTATGAAATTTTTTGCAGCACCAAATCCTTTTCCTAATAAACTATTTTGCATGTAACCTTTTATAAGACCTTTTATACCTGGTTCAGGGACACCTGACGGCACACCATAGTAATCTGGATAGTTGTCCATAAATTTTTGTGCTTCTGTCATTGAAGAATAGTTAGGGTCATATGGATCGACGTATTGTCCTTGAGCCCCGTACTGTTCTTTGTTATTCATTATAATTTCATTAGCTATGTCTTTTAAACCTGTTAAAGTTCCGCCAGTAAAAGAACCATAGCCCTGACTGTTAGGGTCCATTCCTTGAGCTAGTGCTTGGTTAGCTTGATTGTAGGCTGCTTGTGCACTTTTTACACCAGTACCATAAGGCTGTGGATTAAATGTTTTAGAATATATCTCACCAGCTTGTCTACTTGGAAATGCATTATAGTCTTGTCTAATTCTGCTCATGTCTGTATTGTATGGATTAAAAGCTCCGTCACCTCCGCCAACATTGATATTTTGAGATAATAATGTATTTATACCGGTAGGGGTTTCTGTAGTAGATGTACCAAGATTAGGATCACCAAATCTATATATATCTCTAGGTATAAAACTAAAACCTTTTTTATAGATTTCTTGATCTCCCGGACTATAAAATGCTGGTAGCATAATTTAAATACTCTTATATTGTTAACAGGCTATAATACCTTAAAATATTATATATTATTTTATTTTTGTATTTTCGTCAACTTTTTTAACGGATACTATAGTCTATTCTAGATCATCTCTAAAACGACCACAATAAGAATATTCCCCTACATGGGTTATATAGTCNTTTATATAGGCATATACCTTACCACCTATATCGACCCACCTTTGACAAAACCCAAAGTCTTCTCCAAAATAACGTTTAGTAACAGGGTCATGCAACGTATCAAATAAATTGTACATATTTTCTTTTTTAACCTCAGCTCCGTTAATAATAGTAGGTTGAAATATTTCTAAATGAGGGTACTCTTTAATCATTTTTTCAAAAACATTTCTTTTAATTAACATACATCCAGTAGGGGCATGAGTTAATTCCATAAGTCCCTGGTCCACGGTAATTGAATCTGGGTTATCTACCTTGACTGGAAAAGTAAAACCTGCTTTTGCTAGATCATCAGCACTATGTTTCGAGGCATTTCTTTTCCATATTTTATCCCAATTTAATGTTTTCATGGGATAAGGAACACCTATAACATCTTTGTCAAACTCTAACATTTTAAAAATAGTTTCAGAATTAAAATCAATATCAGAGTCAATAAACAACAAATGCGTATAGTTGTCTTCATGATTTAACATTTCTGCAACACATAAATTTCTACCTTGTGTAACAAGAGACGATTTCAATAGTGTAAAACTACATTGTATTTTTTTAATCCAGCATGCTTGTTGAAATTTTAAAACAGCTTGACAGTAATGCATACTGACATCACTATGACAAGGAGTACAAACCATTATTTTATATGGAGATTGTTCCCCTATATTTATTTCTGTCACTGTGTTTGTTTTTATTGTTTGATAAGTGTCATTATTTTCAACAACAGTTTTATCTTTATTAAACCATATAGGTTCATTTGATTTTTGCATCTAAAGCTCCTTTTAAAAATCTAGTCCAACCCTCTGCTATCTTATTCCAATTGTAAAAAATATTTACATAAAGAGATTGTGACTCTAGGTGATTATGTATCTGTGTGCTATGTAAGGTATTTGCTGCAGCATCTATACTAAAAGCAAATTTTTCAGCTAACCTTTTATAGTTATTATCATAAGGTATATACATTGGAAACTCTGCACCTGTTTCAAACAATGCTCCATAGTTAGTTGTAATACAATAAAGACCACCTGCCATACATTCTAATAACGATATACACGATGTTTCTTCGAAGATACTAGGATAAACATACATATTATATTTATGCATGTTTTCTTTTATGTATTCGTTAGGTTTGTAGCCTATATAGTTTACGTTTGATAGAGACTCTGCTTGTTCATATAATCTCCTATAGTCATGGTCGTTTTGTTCATAAAAATTTTTTCCATAAACTTCAGTTGAAGAGTATACATCTAAACTAATTAATGGATTCTTAACTAGTTGCATAGCACCTAACAACACACTAAGACCTCTCCAGGGTGTATTTTGATGTATGATTTTTATAGGTTGACCAATTTTATAGGGTTCAGCTTTTTGTATATTATCTATACCGTTTTTTATAACAACGCATTTTTCTAAAGGTAAATCAAATACCACTCTAAACTTTTCGAAAGTCCAGTGTGAATTAAATACATACCAATCATATTTATGATGGTTAGATTTATCCTTAAACCAAGGTGTTATATTAGGTTGGTCCCATGAATTTTTTTGCCAGAGTATATTTAATTTAGTTGGATGTAACGGAATTTTTTCTGGTACAGACGTTGTAATTTGTACCTGATCTAATATTTTTTTATCTACGTATTTTTCTAAGTAACTAAATTGTAACTCAGTCCCACCTTTAGGTGTTTGATTTTTTATCATCCATTGCTTTCTGTAATAAATTTAATCCTTTCGGCGATACTTGAACTGTTAAATCTTGTACCACATGATCTACTTTCGTTTCTGTATTAGGGTCATTTATATCAGCATCTCTTTCTGCTTCATCTTTATAAATTTTACCCGACTTAGAGTTTCTAATTGTAACTATAGTAGTACAATTAATTTTTAATATATCATCATCCATTCTGTTGTGACCTGTCTATTAAAGCATAACTTATTAGGCCTTGTATTTTATTACTGCCTGTAGCTGCTGTTACTGTTATAGCATCACCTGCTTCTAAATTCAAGCCTTGAGGTGAGGCGTTCACTTGTGACTTGGCAGCTAAATCATCTCTAAAAAATTCATATTCAGCGTTAGAATCTGATGAGTCAACAAAATTCATATTTACTACAATAGCTGATGATGCATCGCTGTTTGCACAATATACACTTTTAACTATGATCGCTGCATCAGTAGGGCAAGTAAGCACAGTTGCTTTAGCTGTATCAGCTTGTTTAAAACCTTGATTTTTATATTGTATAGTCATTAGGATAAAAAGTAATTATATGCATCTTGTTCTTCTTTCAAGTCTTCTTGAAAAGAAAAATTAAGTTGATCTTTTAAAGTAGCCAAAGACTCTAGTATCTGTCTTTGATTTTCTACATCATACTCTGGTTTAGGTTCAGGTATATAATTATTTATTTTAGCCATTATCTTCTTCCATCTGGCTTTGCGTCAAGTCGTAATGTGCCATAACGCCATGTCTCACCTACAGCATCGTTTTCTATTTTAAGTGATACTAATCTTCCCCGTGCTCGTGTATTTATTTTATCAGTAGATGAAGTTACTGTAAAAGGACCAAGCGGTGAACTTGCTGCTGTATCGTTTGGGTAGTTATTTAATAATAAAGTAATCTTAGAATTACCTGTAAGCACTTGAAAATCTGGTATAAATCTTTTGACCGACATTATAAATTCTCCATCTCCTTTATAGTTAGGAATATTTGTTGTTTGTCCAGACATGCTCATAGATGCAGTAATATCAAAATCTCCTGATTGAATAAAAGCATCGATCGAAGTTGTGCCGCTAGTGTTGACCTGATCTGTACCTACTTCATGAGCATAGTAAGTAGAAGCACCGTTAATATTAGTTATACCTTGAATAGCAAAACTAGGTGTAGCTGTTCTATTATATTCTGTTGCATAAGGAACATCATAAACCCCTTGATCTACATAAGTAGACCTATTTAAAGAAGAAGTAGTCCAAACGTTTTCTGCATAATTATAAGTCACACATCTATCGTTTTGAATTGAACTATCTTTTGGATAAAACCAATTTATTTCATTATATAAAGTATTGTGTTCTGCATAAACAACTTCTGCTGCATCATAGTTAATTCCTAAATTATCTCCAGTTGTTGTAAATACAAAGTCTTCTACTAAACAAGGTATAGCTTTTACAGTACCATCAAACATGAAAAAACCACCTTCTCCTGACATCCAAAAAACAACACCATTTGAATAAGCTAAACCATTTTGTGAAATTAAACCACAGTTGGTTCCAACTTGTCTTACACTAAATGTAAAAGGTGCTCCAACAAATTGAATAACATAAGCTGAACTATCTGTTACTACTAAGGTATAGTCTTTACCAGAAACAGCTCCCATAATTTGATTACCTTTATCGAGTCTAAAAGTTCCTGCAGTATTTATTGCAGTAGGTAGATAAGTATTAAAATCTTCTTGATTTGAAAATCTAATAAACATCGGATCTTGTGTTGAGGTGTCGCCAATAGTTGTTTCTGTTCCAAAATGAAATACGTGTCTATCTCTATCCGACACTTGGGTGATTCTTGTTTTAGTTGGAGCATTAGCCATAACTACTGCCCTAACATCTCTGGGTCCACTAGCTCCTGCATTCCAGGTAAATGTTTTACCGTTGTGTATAGTTGCAATTAATATTTGTCCAAAGTTATCTAACGACCAATTTCCTGGATCTAACGTTACGTTACTAGTTGATCTAGCCGTATTCCATGTGCTTGCACTCCATGAAGATGTTCCCCACCCAAAACCTGAAGTTTGAACAGTTGGTCCTACCAATACATATGGATCGATTTGAGCAGACCCTGTTCCAGTACTAGCACCAGCTGAATTTGTAGGCATTGTAATTTCAAAACTATTGGTAGCTGAATTTTTTATCTCAAAAGTATTATCAGTAAAAGTTGCTGTTGAATAACCAGAGTTTGTTGGAATAGTAACTGAAGAAAATTTTACATATCTTCCATTTGATAAGTTATGGGTATTTTTATTAACTGTAACAGTAGGTGAACCAGAAGTTACTGTAAAAGTAGCTCCAGCTATACCAGTATCTAATGGAGTGATATCAAAAAGTGTGTCTGAATAATATAAAAATAAACCCGATGATGTTCCAATTGCTACATATTTTTCACCAGCAATAGATGTGAAAGCATGTTGATCACGTGCAGCTCCTGGAAGAGTTTGATTACTAGTTAACTGAGACCAGCCTCCTATTTTTTCAGGTAATCCATATCTAAATCTAACAAAATCTCCATCGACCCACTGTGATTCACCTCCGGAGTCTGTGACCTGTTTATTAAAACCGGGTTTAAAGTTAAGTTTTTGTAGCATACTTTAAAATATACCAGATTATGTGTTATAGCAAGTTGTCTTATTTAGCAGTTCCAGGTACACCTGTAGACGATACGAACGGATTTTCAGCAAATGCTGCAAAAATATATGTATCACCATTACCATTCATATCTCCACTTGAACCCCTGAATTTAAAACCTTGTGAACAAAGATCAATTAAAGATCCATCAGATTCTTCCGCGTTACTATAATTACAGTAAACAAATTTGTTGTCTCTATTATACCCTACTCTTTCCTTGTCCCATGTTCTCCAAGCGCTAGTCCCATTTATTTTTTTTGCATAAATATAAGCGACTTTGAATCCAGTGTATACAAAAGGGCCGTCTGAACTCCCATTTCCTATGTACTTTCCAAATTTAGAAAACCCTTGTTTCTCTACAAAACAGTAAGCAACATTATTTATACCATTCTGATTAACTGCGTTAACATTTGATGTACTACTATCAAATCCAAATGTTGTTGTATTATCTAATTTTTTAAGATGGCCGTCGTTATATGCAGCCCTTTCAGCATTAGTTTGATTAAAAAAAACATTGTATGAATCTCCAGATAATCCTGAATACCAATTATGCCACCAATCAGTTCCATCCGTTTCTTTAGATATTATACAACCCAATTCTGCACCAAGACCATGACCAACTGTTGCACTTTTAGAACCATCACCTGTCCAAGTAACAATAGAAAATCCGCTTGTAGTATTAGCAGAAACAGAACTTGTTATAGTTCCATTACTGTTTGATGATGCACTTCCCCCGGCCAACCAATTCCATGAAATATAATTTTCATTGTTTTTGTTAACATCTTGTATGCTTGAACTTCCTGATGTCAATGTAAATCCATCACTATTAAAAGCTGATACATAACCATTTTCTTCATTAGTTGCTTGTCCATCAACTGAATTTGTTTTTAATGATTTACCAGCGCCTCTTACAACATCAAAAAGTTTATGTGGATCACCATCACTTCGATTTTTTATCCAGACCCAGTCAGGTTGAAATCCTACGCCCGTTATACCTCTTCCTGAAGTATCGTTACCTGTATACTTTAATACTTTAAAAAAATTACCTGCATTATCTACATCTGTGTAAGCCATTATCCATACTCCGCTAAGTTTTTTGTGTTAAGTGCATAGTGCCCTGATGGCACCGAATATTCAAAGTTTCCGTAACCATTGGCATCACTATTTCCTGATGAAATTGAAAATATTGGATTACCAAAATTAAAAAGATAAGTTGCTGCCACACTACCACTAGCTTCAGAGGTTACAGCAAAATAATCACTGCTATTTTGAGTGTAAGATATAGAACCTTGCGATGAACCGTTTTTAAAAAATTCTACGCTATTACCATCTGAATCTACAGCAACACCAATAATGTCTCCACTTCCATAAGTTGCACCATAAGAACTATTTGAACCATCAACATTTTTTGTAGCGTTACTGATATATCTTATATCCCCTAATGTAGGATTTGTAAAATTGTCTATATCAAATACTTGCATACCAATTCTTAAGTTATCACTAATATTTCCACTTACACTATCAATCTTTACTTCCCAATACCATTTTCCTGATTTTGGAACTGCAAAACTACTCATTGGTGCATGACCACCTGATGATGGTGTAGAAGCTTTTAAGTTTCCAATAAAATAACTAACACTTCCGGTTGTACTTACAGGCTGAAGAGTATTATAAGTAGGATAATTATTAGTACAGGTATCAGTAACTTGATCAATTGCTGCTATGTTCGTAAGAGTAAAATCATTGTCATTACCAGATACGTCTTGTCCTAGATCTGAACTATCTTCAAAATCTAAATAATACCCATTATTACCAAAAGTTAAACCAGATACATCTATTGGTTTCCATATCCCACTATCACTATCAAATTCTCCAAATGATGTTGGATCTAGTTGTTGTCCATCAATTAAAACTATTTCAGAATAATATCCATCATAATTAGGAGTGTTATTCCTTATGTTTCCATAAGAACTTTCATAATTTTGAACATTAAAAGGTGTGTCAAAGTTTTGACTCGGGTAATTAGATTTTGAAAAACTTGTTTCTTGAACACCATTTATATATAATTTAAGTCTATTTGTATCTGTACCTTGTGTTGTATCTACTGCCAAAACAATATGATACCAGGCAAATGGGTCTAAAAGTCTTCTATTTGTTTTTAAATTAAATTCTTCACTACCACCACCATTAGAGCAATACCAATTTATTATTTGATTACTATCAAATCTTGCATCAAAGTAGGGATTTGATCCACTTAAATCTCCAGCAAAAACAAAGTTTTGTTCAGTAGTTGTGCTGCATTTTTTTATCCATATACTTACTGTAAATGTTCTTCTATTGGTAGTTGAACCAAATGTATTTACTATTTTTGCACCAGATTCGAAAATACATGAGTTATCTACTCCAAAACCACCTGAAGACTGGTTTCCTCCAACTATAAACACGTTAGATTACCTCCTCTGGCCACTCCCCTAAAGGTCTTGCAAAGCTTCCATCTGCTTGTTCTGTGTATTCGTATAAAGTTTTTAATGCATCAACATCTACTGCATTGTCTACTGCAGTTTCCATTTCATTAGATCTATTTCTAACTGTTGCTCTATAAGTTGTAATATCTGTAGGCACTGCATAATCAACAACTTCTGTTGCTTTAATTACATACCAATCTGTCTGAGATAATAAACTAGATGCTTGGTTTTTTATAATTTTTTTATTTTCAGTTTTTAAACCGTAATTAACTAATTGATTTCCATCGTTATCTAAAAGTGGATTATTATTTTCATCAACTACATTTTCATCTACTAAACGTTTAGCAGCTGCAGTTCCCCAAGATTTTGTAGCTTGGTTATTTGCAAATCCAATAGTTGAATCAGTGTTATTATAATATTTTGGATCCTTATAATTTGTTTTGTCAACAATAACTTCGTAAATACCAATAGCTTCTTTTTCTTCTTTAGACCATTTAGTAAATATATCTTTTGGATATTGTGTATCATTTAACACAAATCCTTTTGCATAATTAAATGTTTTTGTTATTGTTTCATTTTCTACTAATACCCACATAATTTTTCTCCTAGCTCACTATTAAATTCAAAGTTCTTCCAGCCTCTAACCACTTTGTACCATTATATCTAAAAACAAACAAGTCCCCTCTATTAGCTGTTGTTGTTAGAGTAGGTGAAGAGTTTCCAGTAAATTCATATATTGCATTAAAACTTAAAGTTCTTGAACCTGTACCATCTTGTATTATCAGTAAAGACACGAATTGTCCAGTAGCACTTCCGGTTGGAGCAGCTAAAGTTCTATTTCCTCCTAGAGTTACTTTTGCTACAGGCTCTGCATTTACAGCCCAGTTTATCGTTGCTCCATCTGTTAAAGTAGCTTCTGGGTTATAGGCAGCATCGTTAAATTTAACAACACCTGTTCCTTTTGTAGTGACTTCTAGACCAACATTAGTATCACCTCCAGCTACAGATAAGGCAGGACTATTTCCTGTTGCAGAATTAGTCATTTCAAAGTAATTAACTGCGCTAGCAGTTTTTTGAAAAATTAATTGTTCATTATCTGAGTCATCATTAATACCGTGTGCATCGTCAAATTTTATATTAAATGAATTAGTATCTAAATCTGTATTTAGCTCAGTAGAAACTAAACCTGAATCTACAACATTTGTACCATCTGAATAAACTAATTTAGTACCCTTATCTGTAGCAGACCAAGTAACCCCTGAACCTGAACTTGTTTTAAAAGTTACGGTATGAGCACCTGTAGTTGCATTATCTACGATGTAAGATTTTTCTATTGAATCCGGTATTGTTACATTAACATTACCAGATATAGTTCCTGTTAATTTTAGAACTTGATTTTTACCATTTGATAAAACACCGTTTGAAAAAGTTAAAGTAGCACCTGAAGTAATTCCAACTGCATCGTAGCCACCGATAGCTTGTTCTAGTATAAGTAAATTAGTATTGGTAAATTGTCCCCAAGTTCCTGAATTTTCTCCAGTAGCCTGTACAGTTAGTTTTAAACTTGTTGATGTAGTATTTGGCATATTTTACAATTTATTAAAGTCTTATTATATTTATATTTATATCCTAATCAAGCTACTTCTTTCCAACCTGGAGGATCAACAGGAGCACTTCCTGTAGATACTGGATTCCATATAACTGGTCCTTTAATACTCCCCTCTGTCATTGTCATTTCAATTCCTGTTAATATAGCTAATGAATCTGGTGCTGTTGCAGTGCCTTCTTGCATAGTCATTGCCTGACCAGTCACATCTATTAAACTATTGGCATCTCCAACTGCTGTACCAAGTGCAGCTGTTATAGAAAAGGCTGTTGCAGTAACATTAGCATCTCCGCCAATTGTTACAGAATCTTCTTGCATAGTCATTGCTTGACCAGTTACAGATGCGTCTACATCAATTGATGTAATAACAGAACCTAAATTAGCGGACATTGCTATTCCAGTTACATTTTCTGGTGCAACATCTATAGATACTTGAGCAGTGCCTAAAGCTGAGGTCATTGCTTGACCCGTTACAGATATGTCATCTGCATCACCTACAACAGTAACAGAACCTAAATTAGAACTTAAAGGCAATCCTGTTATAGGTACGATAACACCTGCAAATATACTAACCGTACCTAGGTTAGCAGACATTGCTATTCCAGTTACAGTAGTAGAATTATCTGAAATTGCAGTAGCAGTTCCTTCATTAAAAGTAAGAGCCTGACCGGTTACAGCTACAGTTTGACTGCTCATAAGAGCAGCAAAAGGTGCTCCTGAAAAAGAATTAAATGCAAAAGCCATAGTCTAGGCTCCTCCCTAACTTACTGTTAGTTCTTGGTTTCTACCTACTTCTAGCCATTTACTTCCATTGTATCTAAATACAAATAAATCTGCTTTACTTGCAGTAGTTGTTAACGTTGGAGCTGTATCTGCTGCAAATTCATATGTAGCGTTCCATGTTAATGTTCTTGATCCTGTTCCATCTTGAATAACTGTAATAGAAGCAAATTGACCTGTGCTTCCATTTGATGGAGCAGCCATTGTTCTATTACCAGCTAATGTTACTTTACATACTGATTGTGTTGACATATCCCAGTTAACAGTTGAACCATCCGTTAAAGTCGTCTCTGCAATATAACCTTTGTCAGTTAGTAACGTTCCAGACACGTCTAAAGTGGAACCATCGAAAGTTAGATTAGCTTCTGCGTTTTGTGCATCAGCACCTGTAGCTGTAACAATTCTATTATTAGAACCATTAGCCATAAAGTCAGAAACATCAACTGAGATTGCATCTGCTGCAACATCAATACCTGTTCCTGCACCAATATTTAAAGTAGCAGCTCCACTAGTTGCTCCTCCAGTTAAACCAGACCCTGCTACAACAGAAGTAATGTCTCCGGTGTTTGTAGTATATCCAGCGTCATTATTAAAACCTGAGTTATTAATATTTCCTTTAGTTAATTTTTTTTGATTATTAGAAGCATCAACTACACAGAAAAAATCTCCATCTCCATCTGAAGTAGAAGTTGTAAGTTCTGATAAGTCTACATCTACTTGGTCTGCTTGAACGTCAATTAAATTCCCTGCTGCAACGTTTAAAGTTACATCACCTGATGTTCCACCACCA